AACGCGGAGATCGACGCGCTTGTGGGCTTGGTGCAGGAGATCGCCGAGTTCGTGCGGAGCACGGGGCGGTTCGGCGATGCTGCCTGGGTGAAGACGCAGAACACGCCCATCTACTCCCAGGAGCACCTGGGCGAGCTGCGGCAGTTCACGAGCGTCCTGACGCTGACCTTGAGGGTGATGACGGCATGATTGGCATGGTGACCAGGCAGATGTTCTTCGACCGCAAGGCGGTCACGAGCCGGGTGGACAAGGCCACGCGGAAGGTGCTGTCGAAGTTCGGGGCGTTCGTGCGGACCGGCGCGAAGCACAGCATCCGCAAGCGCAAGGCGGTGTCGGAGCCGGGCAGCCCGCCTTCGAGCCACGTGGGCCTGCTGAGGAAGCTCATCTACTTCGGCTACGACCCCGGGCGAAAGAGCGTGGTCATCGGCCCGACGCCCCTGCACGGCACGGCCGAGGCACCGCCGCTTCTGGAGTACGGCGGCAAGGCGCGGCGGCGCGGGCGCAAGGGCAAGCCCGTGACAGCGACGTACAGGGCGCGCCCGTTCATGGGACCCGCCTTCGAGCGCGAAAAGCCCAAGCTCCCGGCGATGTGGGCAAACAGCGTGAAAGCATAGGAGGCGACAGACATGGCGACGTTCATTCTGGGCAAGGACGCGAAACTCTATCACGGCCCGGCCGGCAGCACGCCCTCGACCGAGATGTCCAACGTGCGGGATGTGACGCTGAACCTCGAGGCGGGCGAAGCGGATGTCACCACCCGCGCCAACCAGGGCTGGCGTGCGACCGCCCCGACGCTCCGCGAGTGCACCTGCGAGTTCGAGATGGTCTGGGACCCGGACGACGCCGGGTTCACCGCCATCAAGAACGCCTTTCTCGCGTCGGGGCTGATCGCGCTGAAGATTCTGGACAAGGCCGGCGGCCAAGGGCCTGACGGCGATTTTGCGATCACCTCCTTCAGCCGAAACGAGGCATTGGAAGAGGCGATCACCGTCAGCGTGACGGCGAAGTTGGCCGTGTTTCGAAGCTGGATCGAGGGAGTCTGATATGAAGACGTTCACCGACACCGCAGGGCGGACTTGGACGCTCGCGCTGACCATCGACGCGGCCAAGCGGGTGAAGAGCCTGCTCGATGTGAACCTGCTGGAACTGGAGGCGGGCGACCCGCCGTTTCTCACGCGGCTTGGCACAGATGTCATCCTCCTGTGCGACGTGATCTTCGCGCTGGTCAAGCCGCAGGCCGACGCGGCGGGCGTGAGCGACGAGCAGTTCGCAGCGGCGCTTGGCGGCGAGACGATCCTGGCGGCGCAGACGGCCTTCTACGGGGAACTCGTCGGTTTTTTCCGCAAGCTGGGCCGGGGCGACCTGGCCAAGGCTGTCGACGCCCAGCGGCGGATGATCGACCTGGCGGTCGCGAGGATCGAGACGCGAATCGACAAGCTGGACCTGGAGGCGGCGGTCGAATCGACCCTTGGCGAACCGTCTACGAGCTCGCCGCCGTCGTCGGAATCGACCCCGGGCCGCTGACGCTGCGGGAACTGTTATGGATGGCCGAGGCGCGGGGCCGGGACAACTGGGCGCACACGTCGGCGGTGCTGGCGCTCGTGGCCAACGTGAACCGCGACCCGAAGAAGACGAGGGCCTACAAGCCGAGCGACTTCGACCCGTACTCGGCCAGGGAGAAGCGCGACGAGGCGATTGAAGTGACGGACATGGCGGTCCTGCAGGACGCCTTCACGAACAAGGAAAGGAAGCCGACATGAACTGGGAAACGATTCTGACGGGCCTGTGGCAGGCGATCAACTCCGTGCCGGGCATCATGCTCATGGCGGGGCTTCTGGGCTGGCTCTTGACGCGGCTCTACTCCATCCGCCCCGCGTGGGAGGCCTACGAAGGGACGATCATCTCGGCCATCAAGCACGCCGAGAAGGCCATCCCCGACGACGTGCCGAACACGGGGTTGGCACGCCTCGACGAGGCCCTGCGATACGTGCTGAAGGTCTACGCCGAGACGCATCGCGGCCAACAGCCCTCCGACGCCCTGGCGAACGACCTGCGCGAGGGCATCCAGATCACCCACGACCGCCTGGAGGCGAGGGGCACGCTGTGAACCAGTGGCTTGCGGCCATCATCGCCGGGATCGTCCAGGCCATCGTGGCGATTCTCGTCAAGCGCTCCGAGCGGTCGGCTGAGGACGGCGCGACGCGGCCCGAACTGCGCGACCGCCTGCGCGAGCGCGTGCGCCGCAAGTGGTCGGGTAAGACGCTGCCCGTGGTCGTTTTCCTCGTCGTGCTGCTCGCGCTGCCGGGCTGCGGCACGCGCACGATCTACGTGCAAAGCGGCGAACCCGTGCGCCTCCGCGAGACGGTCCGAAGCGCCAAGGTCTCGGTGCTGGACCAGGACGGCAGGCCGGTCGCCGGAGTCATGGATTTGCCGGAGGGCTGGTACTGCCTGCCCGTCCCGGACGACGTCGAGACCGGCGCGACGGGAGTTTCGAAGTAATGGGAGCGCCATGCTGAACGTGCACCTCGTCAGTTCGTCGGAAGCCCGGGCGCTGTGCCTCAGGTGGCACTACAGCAACATCTTCCCGCCGCACTGCATGGTGCACCTGGGCTTCCACGACGAGCAGGGCCTGGCGGGCGTGGCCATCTGGGGCTGGGGCACCAGGCCCCGCCACACCATCCGGCGGCTGTTCCCGTCGCTCGACACGCGGGACTACTGGGAACTCTGCCGCCTGTGCTGCCGCGACGACCTGCCCCGGAACACCGAGAGCCAGCTCCTGGCCGGGTGCACCCGGTGGTTCCGAAAACATCAGCCGGAGAAGGCGCTGCTGTTCACCTGGGCCGACGGGATTCGAGGCAAGCCTGGCTACGTCTACCAGGCCGCGGGCTGGCTCTACGGCGGATTCATCACGACGGAGATATACCTGACCGCCGACGGCGAGCCGGTGCATCCGCGCTTCATGATTACCCGCTTCGGCACGCGCCGGCGCGAGGTCTGGACGGGCCTGGGGCTTCGCAAAGTCTGGGGCAGGCAGTTCCGCTACGTCAAGTTCCTTTGCGGGCACGCCCGCCGCAAGCGGCTGCTTCGGGAAAGCCCGGTCGAGTGGGCCCGCCTGTATCCGAAGAAGCGGGACCTGGCGTGGGCGGTTGATGCGGGCGAGGGGTCAAGAGAGACCCGCGATCCTCCCAGGATCGAGAGGACGGGGCGGTTCCGTCAGCCCGCTCCAGCAACGACCCGGCCGCTGCTCTTCGAGACGGCGGCCGGTTGCTCATAGGAGTCGATTGAATGCCGCAGGCAGGTGCAATCCGGGCGGGTCGCGCGTTCGTCGAGCTGCTCGCCGACGACTCGAAGCTCGTGCGCGGCCTGAAGCGCGCTCAGGCCAAGCTCAAGGCCTTCGGCGAGAGCGTCCGCAACATGGGCCTCAAGCTCATCGGTCTCGGCTCGGCCGTCCTCGCGCCGCTGGCGGCCTCCAGCAAGGTCTTCGCCAACATGGGCGACGCGCTGGCCAAGATGAGCGCCCGCACGGGCTTCTCCGTCGAGACGCTGTCGGAACTTGGCTTCGCCGCCGACCTGTCCGGCGCGAGCATGGAGGTCCTGGAGAACGGCATCCGCAAGATGCAACGGACGCTCCTCGACGCGGCCACGGGGATGAAGAGCGCCCAGGAGGCGCTGGCCATCCTCGGCCTGACCATCGCCGACCTGGACAAGCTCTCCCCCGAGCAGCAATTCAAGCTCATCGCTGACAGGCTGGCGAAGATCGAAGACCCGACCATCAAGGCCGCCGCCGCGATGGAGCTCTTCGGCCGAAGCGGCACGCAGCTTCTGCCCATGCTCTCCGGCGGCGCGGCGGGAATCGAGCAGCTCCAGGAGCAGGCCCGCAAGTTGGGCCTGACCATCTCCACCGAGGACGCGAAGGCCGCCGAGCGATTCAGCGACATCCTCAGCATCATGTGGAAGGTGCTCAAGCAGGGCGTCTTCATCGTCGGCTCGGCCCTGGTGCCGGTACTCTCGCAGGCGGCGCAGTGGGTGACGCGCGTGGCCGTCGTCGCGGCCGAGTGGATCAAGCGGAACAAGGAACTGATCGTCACCATCTTCCAGGTGGCCGTCGGCGTCATTGCGGCGGGCGTGGCGCTCGTGGTCCTGGGCTACGCCATCACCGGCCTGGCGAAGGTGATGGGCATCCTGGCCGTGGCCGTCACCGCCGTGGGCACGGCGCTGAAACTGCTGGGGGCGGTGCTGGCGTTCCTCGTCTCGCCCACGGGAGCGGTCATCACGGCGGTCGCGGCGCTGGGGGCCTACATCCTCTACGCCACCGGCGCGGGCGCGAAGGCGCTGGGTTGGCTTGGCGAACGGTTCGAGACCCTGCGCGACGACGCGGTGGCGTCCTACCAGGGCATCGCCGACGCCCTGGCGGCCGGGGACATCACGTTGGCGGCGAAGATTCTGTGGCTGACGCTCAAGATGGAGTGGACGCGGGGCATCAACTTCCTGGAGAAGGCGTGGCTCAACTTCCGCAACTTCTTCATCAAGATCGGCTACGACGCCTGGCACGGATTGCTCGCCGTCGTGGAAATCGTCTGGCACGCCCTGGAGGTCGGCTGGATTGAGACGACGGCCTTCCTCTCCAAGACCTGGACGCAGTTCACCGGCTGGGTGACCAAGGCCTGGCACTGGTGTGGCAAGCAGCTCTCGAAGGCATGGAACTGGATCAGGAAGCAGTTCGACTCCAGCTTCGACGCCGAGGCCGCCAACCGCGCGGCGGATGAGTACTACGAGGCGCGGAAGGCTGACATCGAGCGGGAGACGGGCCAGAAGCTCGCCGAACGCGAGGAGCGCCGCCAGCAGGAACGCGAGCAGGCCACGCAGGTGCACGAGGCGACGATGGCCGAGATCGGCCGCGAGAACCTGCAGAAACACCAGGAACTCGACAACGAGTACCAGCAGCGCATGGCCGAGAACGAGGCCGACTTGGCCAAGGCCCGCAAGGAGTGGCAGGACGCCCTCGGCGAAGCCCGCCGGAAGCGCGAGGCCAAGGAGGCCGAAGGACCAGGCAAGATGGAAGGCCCTGAAGACCTGCTCGCCAAGGTCCGCGGGAGCCTTTCGGGCCTCGGAGACCTGCTGGCTACGGCCAGAGAGCGGACCGTCGGCGTGGCGGGCACCTTCAACGCGGCGGCGCTCCTGGGTCTCCAGGCCGGCGGGGCAGACGAGCGCATCGCCAGCGCCACAGAGCGCACCGCCAAGGGCGTCGACGGCCTGCGCCAGGACGTGCGGAACAACCGCGCGGCATTCGCATAGGAAGCACCCATGCCGCTTACGCTGACCGAAAAACTCGACAGCCGCAAGTGGACCACGGGCGACAACGCCTCGGTGGAGATGGTCTACATCCTCACCGGCACCAGCGACGACGTCACCGCCAAGAACCTCATCGCCAGTTCCACCGCCAGCACCTACAATGGCCTGGTCCGCCAGTCCATCCAGATCGAGCCGGAATGGGTGGACACGACCACGGGCGACGGCCAATGGGTCGCCACCGTCCGCTATGGCGTGCGCCCTCCGACGGAGGTCGGCGAATCGTCATTCTCCTTCGACACGTCCGGCGGCACGCAGCACATCACCCAGTCGCTGGCCACGGTGCATCGCTACGGCGCACCTGGAACGACAGCGCCCGACTTCGGCGGGGCCATCGGCGTCACGCACGACAATGTCGAGGGCGTGGACATCACCATCCCGGTCTACTCCTTCTCCGAGACGCACTATCTCCCCTCCGCAGTCGTGACCCCCGCCTACAAGGGCACGCTCTTCTCGCTCACCGGCAAGGTCAACAACGCCTCCTTCAAAGGCCTGGCCGCGGGCGAGTGCCTCTTCCTGGGCGCATCCGGCTCCAAGCGCGGGGCGGACGACTGGGAGATCACCTACCGCTTCGCCGGTTCGCCCAACCGCACCGGCCTGGTCGTCGGTCCCATCACCGGCATCTCGAAGAAGGGCTGGGAGTACATGTGGGTCCGCTACGCCGACAGCGAGGACGCCGCCGCCAAGGCCATCGTCAAGAAGCCCGTCGCCGTCTACATCGAGCGCGTCTACGAGGAGGGCAACTTCGCGGCGCTCGGGATAGGAACCTGACCGATGGGCGACGCGATGAAGAAGGTCAAGCCCGGCGACCCGCTGGTCATCCCCGCGGCCACGTTCAACACCTTCGTGGACGCCGCGCGGGACTTCCTCGCCCGCCAGCACCAGCAGGCCCAGGCCGGCACGCCTAGCGGTCGGCACAACTGCATCGTCCTCGTGCGCAACGATTCGGGCTCCGACCGCGAGCGGTTCGACGTGCTGGGCATCAGCGGCCCGGTCTTCGACCCCGCATCCGACGCCGAGGCCTTCAAGAACTACCCGGCCATGACGGGCGTCACGCCCGCCGAGGACGACCACCAGGGCAAGTTCGTCATCCTGCTCGAACCGGTCCTCGCCGGGAAACTCGCCCGGGCCGTGGCCGCAGGCGTCGTGCCTGTCCGCGTGGACGTGCCCGACGAGGACTACCCGTACCGCCTGGCCGAGATAACCGACGGCTCGGCGGCGAACCTGACCGCCGCCAAGGTCGGCTCGGCCGCCATCCTCTGGCGCGAGGGCGGCACGGGCGTCAAGTGGGCGCTGGTGCGCCTGGGCAACCTGCCGCAACCGGGCGTTTTCCCCGTGGACCTCACGCAGTACGGCGGCGAGCAGGGCGACGACCAGAATCCCGCCACTTGGACCTACGACGTGACCGACGCGCTGACGGGCGAGACGCTGGCCAGCGGCGTGGACCCCACGGCCTCTCCGCACAAGTGGCAGCGCCCGTCCGTGGGCTACATCATCCCCGCCACGTTCGGTTACGCACACTGGGACGC